TCCTGATTTATGAGTTGTATTATTAAACCCATATGCTATTTCCCAATCAATTAGAGTATCTCCAAGTAGATCAAATAACTCAGATGGATTTAGTAATAGAAGATTATATACATCTATTAGTGGAGGAGCTAGTTTTACTATAAATTCTCAAGAAACTATTACCTCAGATTACATATTTGTTCGTTCTAGAAATAGTGAATTTAACTATTCAGAAAATCCTTCATTCATATCTGGTTCAACTGGAGAGGTAATTTACAGTAATTTTATTAATAATCCTCAAACATATGTTACAACAGTTGGATTATATAATGATAGTAATGAGTTATTAGCTGTAGCTAAATTATCTAGACCATTGATTAAAGATTTTACAAAAGAATCTCTTGTAAGAGTAAAACTTGATTTTTAAGAATGAATGAGTGTATTCAAACCTTTTATAACCTCAGATGTTATAGTATCACCCTTTAAGGTCAATAAATCTTTTACATTTACTGGTTTAGCAGCAGTGACTGGTTCGGGAATTGATATGTTTCTTGGAGTAAATTCTGGATCTTTAACCCCATGGGTATCTGGATCTAATCCAACAGGTTATAATTCTAGCGTAAGTAAAATTTTAATATACAATTCTATAAAAGAATTATATTACTCTAATTTCCTCTCAGGATCAAACGGCTCACCAGCTAACACTGCCTCTTTTAACCCAGATGGTACTATAACAGGACCCGTATATCAACCTAGTTATTATAATTACTTAACAAATACACTCCCAGCTAATAGATATTTCCCTACACAATCTGCAGCTGATATAGCTGTATTTTCAATTCCATCTAATTTATTTGGAGAATATATCCAACCAGGTTCACTTACTATAAATCTTCAAGATGGTTTTAAGATTACAGATGATGGAGCAGGAATTTTAAATATCTCAGGGAGTTTTTTAGGTGAAGGATATGTAGGAAATATTATATATGAACATGGGATCTTAATTCTTACAGATGATGATTATACTGATCCTTATAATTATAGTGATTTTATTTCAGATACATCGATATCAATGTCTTTTCAAAGTACATTAACTGTATTTGAATCTCAATATAAATGTACCATCAGAGAAAATGAATTTAATTTTTCTCAAAACCCATCCCTGATATCAGGTAGTTCAAATAGTGGTATAGTATCTGATTTTGCTACTGGTTCATATTTTGATCCATATATTACAACTGTAGGTTTATACAACAACAATAAAGAATTATTAGCAGTGGCTAAATTAGCCCAACCATTACCAATATCATCAGTAACTGATACTAATATAATGGTAAATTTAGATTTATAAAAATTTTATGCGAAATTGGTTTTCATTAGAACTTAGTGACGATTGTCATGAGTACATTCAAGAATATATCTCATTAGAGGATTTTAAAGAAGGAACATTTGGTTTTATTTATGTTACAACTCATATCCCAACCGGAAAAAAATATCTAGGTAAAAAAAGTTTATTTCATACTTTAAATAAAAAACTAGGTAAAAAAGAACTTGCCGAACAACCCATCACTAGAGGTAGAAAACCAACCACTAAAAAAATAGTTAAAGAATCTGATTGGAAAACATATTTTGGCTCAGAGGAATTTATCAAACAACAAATCAAAGAAGGAAAACAAGATGAATTCTCCAGAGAAATCCTCATTCAAGTTTCAGATAAAAAACTCCTTACATACTTTGAATGTAAATATCAATTTAAATATGGTGTACTAGAATCTCAAGATTGGATGAACACAAACATTTTAGGTAAGTTCTTTTCAAAAGATTTTGCTACTAAAGAATAAGATTGTATATTAATGGTTATGGTAAATGAACTATTAGTAAATTTAGTAAATGGTGTTTTAGGGACTGGAAAAAGAACCGCTCGCGGTAATCAATCTTTCAATTGTCCTTTTTGTAATCACCATAAACCTAAATTAGAGGTTAATTTTACTGAAGACAAAGATGGAAAAAATAGATGGGCATGTTGGGCATGTAATAAAAAAGGACAAACCATTTATAGTCTATTTAAACAACTTGAGGTATCCCCCGAAATTATATCTCAATTAAAGCCATTAGTTAAATCAGGTAGTTTTGTAGAAAAAAGTATTACATATAATATTTTAGAACTACCTAAAGAATTTAAAAAATTTGATAATTCTATTATCTCAAAACATGCTTTAAACTACTTAAAAAAGAGAAATGTTACTCAAAGTGACATACTTAAGTACGAAATGGGATATTGTGAATATGGTTTATATTCTAAAATGATTGTTATACCATCATATGATGCTGCGGGGAAATTAAATTATTTCACGGCGAGATCATTCGAAAAAGATCCTTACATAAAATACCGCAACCCAGAAACGTCTCGCGACATTATACCGTTTGAGTTGTTTATTAATTGGGATTTACCTATTATATTGTGTGAGGGACCATTTGATGCAATGGCTATAAAAAGAAATGTTATTCCATTATTTGGAAAAAATATACAATCAAGTTTAATGAAAAAAATAGTATCATCTAAAGTACAAAAAATATACATTGCTTTAGACAATGATGCGATAAATAAAGCTCTAGAATTTTGTGAAACTCTTTTAGATGAAGGTAAAGAGGTTTACCTAGTAGAGCTTGAGGGGAAAGACCCAAGTGAAATGGGATTTGAACATTTTACAAAATTAATCCAAAAAACAGTTCCATTAACAAACTATAAATTAATGGAGAAAAAATTACAATTAATATGAGTAAAACAAAGTACAAGACATCTTATAACAGAATACTTGAGGTATCCTCAGATGCTAAACAAATTACCCTTCCAGACTCTAGATATTATAGACGAAATGGTGAATATTACCCTTCAATTACATATGTTTTAAGTTATTATCCAAAAGGAAAATTTTATGAGGATTGGTTAAAAAAAGTAGGATTTGCCTCTGAACACATTGTTAGAAGAGCAGGTGAAGATGGTACAAAAGTACACGATATGATTGAATCTTATCTAAATGGAGAGGAATTAAACTTTTTATCCCCAAATGGATATCCTCAACATTCACCAGAGGTATGGCAAATGTTTTTACGTTTTGTTGATTTCTGGGAAGAATATAAACCAACCCTAATCGAAGCAGAAGTACATTTATTTTCAGATGAAATTAAAGTGGCAGGAACATGTGATATGGTTTGTGAAATAAATGGAGAAATTTGGATTATAGATTTTAAAACATCTAATCACTTACAAACAACATATGATCTTCAAACAGCTATTTATGGTAAGTGTTATGAAGAATGTTTTGGAAAAAAAGCAGATAGATATGGTATTTTGTGGTTAAAATCTTCTAAACGTAAAGCAGCAAAAGGTAAAATGCAAGGTAAAGGATGGGAAATGTATGAATCAACTCGTACTCAAGAAGAAAATTTAGATATTTTTATGACTGTTAAAAAACTTTTTGATTTAGAAAACCCAACACATTCTCCAATATTTACTGAATTTAAAACCACGGCTAAACGAAAGGTATAATATGTATAATTATGATAAGTCTAATCCAATTATTAAAAGAATCCCAACAAGGCCCTAAAGCTATATTTTTAGCAGGCCCCGCGGGAAGTGGTAAGTCTTACATATCATCTAAACTTATTCCTAACTCATTTACAGTTATCAATTCAGATGACACTTATGAAGAATTATTAAAAGCAAGTGGAATTGGTTTAAAACAAAAGGATTTTACACCTGATCAATTATCTCAGGCATCTAAATTACAAGCTCAAGCTAGAAAAGTAACCCAAGATAAATTATCTCAATCTATTGAAGATAAAAATAATATTGTAATTGATGGAACAGGAGCCGCATCGGGTCCTGTTTTAAAGAAAAAACAACAACTAGAAGATTTAGGGTATGAAACATTGATGTTAATGATTTATGTTTCTCCTTTAACTTCACTTGAGCGAAATCAACAACGTGATAGAAGTTTAATGCCTGGTATTGTTTTACGAACTTGGAGGGATGTAAATAAAAATATTGAAACATATGAACAAGCTTTTGGAGATAATTTTATTTTATTAAACAATAATCCAAAAGACTCAAATAGAGAATTCAATCAAAAATTACTTGAACCATATATGGCTGCTCAAACAGCTATAGGCAAACCTAAAACCCCAGAAGAACAAGCTAAATCAGATGCTGAAAAAGCATCATTGAATAAAGATATTGAATCTATGGTAAAAAGTTTACCTAAATTTGATTCACAAGATACCGCAAAAAGTAAAATTAATAATTTTATAAATGAATAAATTATCAAAATTCCTATTAATGGGACTGTTAGAGCAAGAATCTAAAGTAACAGCTTTATATGGGGGTGGATTTAAACCTCCTACAAAAGGGCATTTTGAAGTTGTTCAACAAACCTTAGAACAACACCCAGAAATAGATAAATTATATGTTGTTATAGGAAGTGGTTTACGTAATAATATATCTCAAGATGAATCATATTCTATATGGAACATCTATAAAAAATATCTACCTAATAAAGTAGAAATAGTTAAAGCTCAATCTCCACTTTCATATATCAAAAAATACCTTGAAGAAAACCCAGACAGTAAAACATATGCTGTAATTGGTTCAAGAGAGGACAATGAAGGTGATATTAAAGATTTTACAGAACGTAAAGCATTTTTTGAAAAATATGGTGACAATGTTGAAGTTTTAAACATATTAACAGCTGGAGGAGTAAGTGGAACTAAAGCAAGAGAAGCAGCAGCTATATCTAAAGAAGAATTCATTAAATATCTTCCAGAAGGATTAACTCAAGATGAACAAGATCTTATATTTGATTATATAACATCTGTTTTAAGAGAATCTATCCAAGAAAAACCAAAAACAGAATATCCAGAGTTAATCAAATCTTTAACAGAATATATGGTTAACCAGGATATGAATATTCATCCTTTACCTAAGGTTAAATTTATAAAGGATGATGCTGAGAACGCAAACAATTTCTTTGGTAAAACAGCGTATTACGACCCGAATAACCTCCGTTATGAAATTGAGCAATCCATAAACGATCACACTCTAGTTCTTCTATTACTTGCTCAAGTTGACTATCTATTAAAGTAGAAGTTTCTAAAGCATCTCTCATTGGAGTAGATAAGGAATTTTTTTCCATTTTTACTTTAACCCAATTTACTAAAATTGGCCCAATAACAGCTGTGATTAGAGCGACAGCTATAGTTGTAATTACCGTGATCATTTGTTATTTCTTTTTAAGGTTTTCTAAATAATCAATAACCTCGCTCAGTGAATCTTCTGCTCTTTGCTTGTCAATAGAGCCTATCCAAGTTTCTACTTCACCACTTTCTGTAACCGTTCCTATATTGCTTTCCTCTAATTTTTCTTTATAAAAAGCTTTATATTCTTGTATGACTAAATCTATTTCTTTATTGTGGGTATCTTTAACGTAATCGTCCCACGTTCCCGCTATTTTATGTTTAGTTTCAAATTCTGTTCTACAATTCAGACATGAACCATATGACTTATAATAGAATGAATCCAATTGTTTATCCATTACATTTTTACAAGATGGGCAAAACATTGGAACGGATACTTTTTTAAATCCATCTAATTTAGTAACATTTTGTTTAATACCGTTTTTTATAGTCCAAGTACGACCATTTTCTTCCCATGTATCTCCCTCAATATGATCTTCTGTAGCTTTAGTATATCCAACTCCGTGTGTAATTCTTTCTTTACCGTTACCTTTTACAAGGTTTCGGATACGTTGAATATCTTTTTCAGCGAACTGTTTTTTTAAAACGTTATCTGTCATTTTTTAAATCCTAATTTGGTTAATTCTTTTATTGTATTATCTGCTGAGGTATGGAGTATACCAATACCTCCTGCATTTATCCAATCATCTATGTTCTTCTTTCTGTCGTCTATAAGTATGCTGTCTTTAGTAGCATAGTTTTTCTTATCAGATGCTCTTGAAAGTATTAATTTAGTGTTAGGTAAGTTTTTATTCATCCATTGACGTTTACCTTCTCTAGATTCTGGTTTTTTAGAATGTGCTGAAAGTATGGGTGGGTTGTATTTTTTAAGGAAATCCCAAAGTTTATGTCCGTCTGGCATCCATTTCATACCTGCCCAAAATGGAACTCCAACTTTATCATCAATTACGTTCCACATTTTTTCTTCCCCATATTTGGTTCTATACTCATCTGGGGACATACCTGTGAAGAAATCAAAACGTTCTTCAAAATCAGTTAGAACACCATCCATATCACAATATATTTTATATTGTTGAACTTGAGCGTTTTGTTCTTCCTCTTTTAATTGTTTATATAACTGTGTTAATTTATACATTGTTAATTTTTTATTGAATCTTCCCAATTTCTAAAAGTCATATTTCCTTTTTC